CGACTTTCTTTCTAGTTGTGTGAAGTTGGTTAGGTCAGCCACTATCGAGCAAGAGAACACAATTCGCCATCAGTTTACAAAAGGCACTCCCGACTATGTCCGTGCAGTCAACGCACTGCAAGCGACACCGCTATCAATTAACACGGATGTACTCGAGATCGTGCAATGGTGTTGGGACGAGCGTAAACAGTTGGGCAAGTTTCCGACTCAAGATCTACCAGAGCGACCACGGATGCCGGAAGACTGGCAAGAGTTAGAGCCCCAAGTCATCGCGGAAATCAAAGCCGACATTAGGCGACATCAGAAACTGGTCACTCAAGTCAAAGGTTCAGCGGAAGTTATGCGTCAGGATCTACAGACAGCGCATGAACTGGCGGTCCACGATAAGTTTTTCTTACCAATGAATCTCGATTTTAGAGGGCGAATATATGCGATACCCTCGTTTAATTACTTCCGCGACGACCATATCAAGGCGCTGTTTACTTACTACCGTGGATATAGAGTCGAGGGCAACAATGCGTATTGGCTTATGATCCATCTGGCAAACTGTGGAGACTTCGACAAGATCTCAAAGGCACCTTTAAACGAGCGTGTCGAGTGGGTGCAAAACAACCACGACAACATTCTTTCAATAGCAAAGGACTATAAGCAATCTTATGACTTTTGGAGTTCAGCCGACAAACCTTTTGCCTTTGTTGCCGCCGCTCTCGAATATGCTAGATGGATTGAAGAGGGTGAAGACTTCGTCGGCTATGTGCCTATTAGCATGGATGGGACTAACAGTGGCGTTCAGCATTACTCATGCCTCAATCTCAGTCAGCGTGAAGGAGCCTTGGTCAACCTTGTACCGTCAGCGTCCGTGGCAGACATCTATGCCTCCAACGCAGAGAACGTCACCGAGATTCTCGAGGGACAACGGTCGAGCAAAGTAAAGTTTAACGACAAGCGTAAAGACAGTTCGACTATCGGCAAACTAAGCCGCATATGGCTCGACTACGGCATCACGCGAAGCGTCTTGAAGAGGTCAGTAATGACATTTGGCTACAGTTCCAAGCCTGTTGGCATGGCGGCACAATTTGTCGAGGATCTGATGAAGCCGCTACAGCGCAAAGTTGCTTACAAGCAGATCGATGAGCACCCAATCGCACCGACAGAGCAAGGTCAGTTTGAGGCCGCAAGGTTCATTGCAAACGTCAGCTACAAAGCGATACAAAAGACGCTACCGAAAGTCTCCGGTGCTATGGAGTATCTACAAGGCATCACGGAGGTCTTGGCTCGAGAGAACAAGGCGGTAAAATGGACGTCGCCTAGTGGCTTCCCGATTGTGCAAGACTACAGAAAGACCAGACGTCGAGAGATTAAGATCTTTTTGTATGACCGTGCAATCAAACAGCGCAAGAGAACTAAGATCTCATTAAGTCAGGATCTGGATGATGCAGACGTCAAAAAGGCGACCAACGCTATAGCCCCCAATTTTATACATGGTTGCGATTCTAGCCACGTTCATAAAGTTGTGTGCAGAATGATCGACGAGGGCACAGCGACAGACTTTTTTATGATTCATGACTCATTTTCCGTGAGCGGAGATGCTTGGGATTTGTACGACACAGTGCGATCAACTCTGGTGGATATGTACTCTGAAGACTGCCTATTTTGTAAGTTTGAGGATGAGATCAGGAACCAGTTGAACAATCCGGCTCACATCTTCGAGCATAAGATCCCCGACAAGGGAACTTTGGATCTGGAGAAAATCAAAGAGAGCGACTTTTGCTTTAGTTGACCCATATGTCCCCCTATTGAAGGAACCGCCGATTTGCTCCTTGGCGTATGGTTTTTTGCAGATTTCCATGCGCTGTCATTTGGTCTGGTGGTTCCTTCGATTATCTCTCCCTGTCTTGGGGGGGCCTTGTGTCTAATCCAAGGTCCCCCCTTTTTCTAAAAGGACTAAAGTATGCCGAAAGTAATACCATTTAAGACACCAAAAGGCCGAGCAAAGTATCCACACCTTAATAAGCCGGATGCTGCCTTTGACAAAGACAACCCAAAGTATAAGACTGAGTTGTTAATGACTGAAAAAGAAGCCGAGCCACTTATCAAGATGATGAGGGAAGCGGCTGCCGACAACTTTGGAAACAAAAAGAATATTAAGTTTGCTTTTTCCAAAGACGAAGAGACTGGCAATGTCAGTTTCAAAGTGCAAAGCAAGTATCAGCCCAAGTACTATGACTCGCAAGGTCAAGTCATTCCTCCGGCAAAGTTGCCTCGAGTGAGTGGTGGTTCTGAACTGAAGGCCGCAGGTATCCTTAACATCTACAGTGTTAGCGGCAAGAATGGCGTTGGCTTGCTGTTGGATCGTGTGCAGATCTGTAAAGTAGTTGAAGGTTTCTCTGGAGACGGAGAGGGTTTTGATGCTGATGAGGACGGAGATTTCTCTGTCGATGATACCGAAGACGGCTTTGATGCTGACGACGGTAACAAGGACGTTGATGACTTTTAGTATACCTAGAAGAAATAAAGCGTTTTATCGGGGCTTGGCTAATGGATATCGTTCGGGCCTCGAAGAAACTATTGCTGAACAGTTGAGATCCCACAAGATTGAGATCCTATACGAGACTGATCGTATTAACTATGTCGTTCCCTCTCGAGTGGCTCGATATACGCCTGACTTTAAACTTCCTAAGAAAGGCGGCTATTGGTTTCTCGAAGGAAAAGGGATCTGGGCGGTTGCTGATCGAGCAAAGCATTTGCTTATTCGTGATCAACAGCCTGACATCGATATAAGGTTCGTATTTTCAAACAGTAGAGCCAAACTCTACAAGGGATCGAAAACTACATACGCCGACTACTGCGAGAAGCATGGTTTTCGATGGTCACACAAAGTCATTCCAGATGACTGGTTAGCCGAGTGTGTCCAAAGCGAGAGCAAGGGGTCGTCTTAGGACGGCTCCTTTTTTTTTACAGACAGGGAGATGACAATGGAACCATCAGAGGATGGAGCCGCTTTTGTGCGGCATGAACCGTGCGACAAGTGCGGATCGAGTGACGCCAACTCACTCTACTCAGACAATAGCATGTGGTGCTTCAGTTGCGAGACGTACACATCAGGCGACGGAGACACCAACCACCGCCCAGTAAAGGTAATAGATGAGGGTGTAGATCTACTGAGCGGAGAGTTTAGAGAGTTACGAGCCAGACAGATCGATGAGGCGACTTGCCGTAAGTTCGACTATCGCGTTGGGACACACAAAGGACAATCAGTTCAGATCGCAACCTACAAGGACAGGCAAGGTAAGCCAGTCGCGCAAAAGATCAGGACAAAAGACAAACAGTTTTCAACCGTAGGCAGAGCCAAAGAGATGGGTCTCTACGGTCAGCATTTGTGGTCGTCAGGCAAGAAGATCGTCGTCTGTGAGGGCGAGGTCGACACAATGACCGTATCGATGATCCAAGGCAACAAGTTTGCTACGGTTGGACTTCCGCACGGAGCGCAGTCAGCCAAAAGGCATCTGTTGAAAGCACTCGACTACCTCAACAACTTCGAAGAGATCATCTTAATGTTTGATCAAGACGAGGCAGGGATCGATAGTGCAAAAGCGTGTGCCGAAGTCTTGCCACTGGGCAAAACTAAGATTGCCGTGTTGCCACACAAAGATCCAAACGAATGTCTTTTGAACGGTAAGTCAGGAGCAATCATTACAGCTATCCATCAGGCTCAAAGTTATCGACCAGATGGCATCGTCAGCATGGAAGATCTGAGAGATACCATCGCTGTCAAAGACGCTGAGTCACCAATCAAATACCCATATCCAAAACTCAACGAAATGCTCAAAGGGATCCGCACAGGTCTGATCACTTTGGCAGCCGGAAGCGGTGTCGGCAAAAGTACGTTGATACGAGAGTTCGCCTACAAGATCCACACTGATGGGTTCACAGTAGGCATGATGATGTTGGAAGAGTCCACCAAGCGAACCTCCCAAGGTTTGGTGGGAATCCACATCAACAAGAACATCGTGATCGATGACGACGCCGCTACCAAAGAAGAGATCGAAGAGGGATTTGAAGACCTACTCTCCCAAGGTCCGATATTTCTCTTCGATCACTTCGGATCTACCGATATGGACACCATCGAGAACCGCATTCGATACATGAAGCACGGCCTTGGTTGTGACGTAGTCTTCTTAGATCATGTGAGCATATTGATCTCAGGAATGACCGGAGAGACTACAAACGAGAGAACCATGGTAGACGCTATCGTCCACCGTCTTCGTGTTCTTTGCTCAGAGTTGGATCTAGCGTTGATCCTTGTGTCTCACCTTCGTCGTCCAAGTGGAGACACAGGCCACGAGGGAGGTGCAAAGGTATCTCTCGCTCAGTTGAGATCCTCGCATTCTATCGCTCAGTTGAGTGACGGCTGCATTGGCCTCGAGGTTGATGCCGAAGACCCGACGGCAGGTCTAAGAAATCTAGTTGTCCTTAAGAACCGCTTCACAGGCGAAGTCGGTCCGGCAGGTCAACTCCAGTACGACAGAGAAAAAGGGCGTCTCTCGTCGGTAGAAGACTTCAGCCCATTTTAAACAGGAGAAAACTAATGAACGACGTAAAGCACAACTGGCAACAATCAGAGTTGCCTTTCGCAATGACTGACTCGGAGATCAATAAGATGGCAGATGCTTATTTAGACTACACGCTACGGACGTCTCTACAAGCATACAACTCCGTCAATCATTCGAAGAAAGAACGACAGATCCTAAAGGTTATTTTTGATGCAGGTGATCGAGGGATCATCAGTTCTGAGATACAGCAAAAGTTACCACACATGCCGTATGGATCAGTCACCTCAAGTTTTAAAAAACTGACTGACGATGGCGTCATCGAGTGCGTTGGGATCCGTAAGAACTTTCGTGAAAGAAATCAAAAGGTCTGGAGAATAGTCAGATGATAAATAGACCATCAGAAACTCACAACTACACCATGAATGAGTACCAAGCAGACATGGCGCACACTGCTATTTATCGTGACAAGATCATCTATCCGGCATTCGGACTAGTGAATGAGGCCGGAGAGGTTGCAGGTAAGATCAAAAAGATAATGAGAGACGAACAGGTCTCAGTCGAGGGCTTCGTGCTCACCGACAAACAGAGAGCGGCAGTAGCCGCTGAGTTGGGTGACGTACTTTGGTACATTTCGGCTCTAGCTAAAGATCTGAATGTCTCTCTTAATGAAATCGCAAAGATGAACATCGACAAACTACTCGATAGAAAAGAGCGTGGAGTTATCGGTGGATCTGGAGACAACCGCTGAGATGGATATTCGACCTAGAATCCAACGGTCTACTGCCGACAATGGACAGGATACACTGTCTTGTGTTGCGGTCAGTAGACGACAAAGACGTCAGGCAGTTTACGCCTAACAACATCGAAGAAGGTGTTCAACTGTTGGCTGAAGCCGACGAGATCATCGGACACAATATCCTCGACTTCGACATCCCTGCTATTCAACTCATATATCCCGATTTCAAACCGTCAGGCACGGTCACGGATACCTTGGTTCTTTCTAGGTTGATCAAGAATGAATTGTTTGCAGAGGATGCAGAGAGAGGCTTTACTCAAGAAGAGTTCCCGAAACGACTTTGGGGCAGTCACAGTCTGAAGGCTTGG